CCAAAAAGATTATCGTGATAACCTAAGTCACCTTCTTTACACATCTTTGTACTAATCAGTTGCATCTTTCCACTCTTTAGGTAAACTCTCTGCGCTGTACCATCTGAATCCATTCTTTGAGGCCCATTCACCGTGACTTCTTTTAGTACCATCTCTTCTTCTCTTTGCTCCTGGCATAGGTGCTGATGGATTAGAAAATAGAAATACTAATTCACATTCTTCAGGCAATACTTCTTTAATCCATTTATATTTATTGTACTCAGCATAATCCCAGAACCTTCCTTTTGCTTCTAAGTATATAACTTTATCTTCTAAGATACGAATGAAATCAGGATGATACTTATGTGGAATTGAATACTCTATGATTCCTTTATGATGTTCCCAATGCTGCAGCTCTTCTTGGTGTAGATCATACTCCCATTTAGAATCATATCCTTTAGGTAATCCTTTTTCAGTAGGTCTTTTCTTTCTTGGTTTTCTTTTCATCTTAATGTACTGTCTCGTCAGCAGGCATATCCATACCTAATTCTCTTAGGTTTATTTCTGTTTCTAACAGGTCTATAAGTTTCTCTAATAGTCTGGTATCTATTTCCTGCATCTCTGCACCAGAAAAAAGAACACCGCCTATTGCAATAATTAATTCATCTAAAGGAATAGCATTAACATCTATCTCTAAAGTATCTTGGCTTTTATCATTTGTCATGTTCATAAATCGTATAAGTTATTTTCTACTATCGTTCTTTGTTCTTGTTCTAAATCTTTTTGAAGCTGTTGAAAAGTTAAGTCAGGGTTTCTTTTAACTCTCTTGTAAATCCATTTAAGAGAATAAGCGCTGAGTAAAAACTTTCTGTTTGTGTATATGTGTGTTTGATCAGAAAGATAAGACTCAAGATTATCAACTGTAATTTCTTTTTTATCTTCTTCAGTAGGTACAATAGAATGCAACCAATCAACTAATATCTCTTTGCCTTTCTTGCGTAGCCTCTTAACTTTTTTGCCATTCATCTGTAACCTCTGTAACTCTTGGAAGTTTTACAACGTGTGTCAAGTATTCTAATTTCTTAGAGTATCTAAACACTCTCAAACCTTTGCCTTCATTGGCATCTGAGTGACAAACAAACTTATGTCTGCACCAAGTACAACCTCTAGCAATTTTCATGTTGCCAGATTTACCATCAGGTACTGGATTATAACATAATTCAGGCGGTGTGTCTTTCTTTATTTGAGCTTTAAGTGTTTTAATTCTTTGTTTGATATTAGGCTTGTCTAAATCTTGTGGTCTAAACAAAGCAAGTTCTCCGTTCTCTTTGTTAAGAGTTAAGAATCCACCATGCTGTGTACCTTCTGCTTCTTCGTAGCCTGCTATCTGTGCCATGTAACCAAACGGATCATCGTCAGGCAGTGTGCCGTCTTTGAATTTCTTAAAGGCAAAACCTGAAGCTGTCTTAATATCTACAACTTCACCATCAATCTTACAATCCATGTGTCCTTTGATACCAGATACTTTAATTTCTTTTTGTTCATCAGTTACTTCGTGGCCTGCTAGTCTAGCTAAAAACAAAACAACTTCTTCCAGAATATGACCATATAAAAACTTAATCTGTGTTGCAGCAGAGAAAGAATTTTTCTGATCTGTGGCTTTCATATCGTACCAAAGCTGACGGCTGGGCTTACCTACGTTTGACATTCTCAAGGTAGGTTTATTAACAGGATGTTCTCCAGACCAATGCAGTAAAGCATTCTTCATTGCTTCACCGAAAGCTGTAGCTGTTTCTTCTGAAACATCTAATGACTTTCCTTCTGTAAGGGTATCAAGTTTGTCGTATATATCTTGTACGAGTGTATCTAATGTTTTCTTTTTCATATCTTATGCTCCGCAAATCTTAGCTCTCTATTGTCAGGATTAAAAAGTAAAAACTGTACTCCTAGTTTTATTTGTAGTTTTGTTCTGCCTGCTTTAAACTGAACTCTATTTCCTGTTTTACATCTATGATCGGGTTGTGCTGTTTTTACATCTATCAATTTAACGTCACCTTCTTTAGTCATAGCTATCATATCTATTGGTCCAGTACAGCCTGAGTTTTGAAAAACTTCATAACCATTATCCCATAACCAAGTGACTGCATAGTATTCAGCAAGGTCACCTTTTCTGTTTGAGTCCTCTGACACATCTGTTTTTCCTGCCCACTCAGCTAAATCTTCTTCTGTGATTTTAAACTCTTCACCTAAAGCAAGCTGTTTAGAATTAACTTCATCTCTAATGAGTTTCACTCCAGTCTTCTCCTATCTTGTATTCACCATCCAAAGGACAGTTCATGTTAAAGTAATTGCCTGCATCTTTAAGTGCTTGTACTGCAAGCTTTCCAAAATCTTCTGCGTGTTCGTTCTTTACTTCGACTTGCCATTCATCATGTATGTTAGCAACAAACTTATAATCTAAGCCTTCGTCTTTAGCATTCATGTCCAACAGAACCAATGCTTTCTTCATTACGATTGATCCACCACCTTGAAGTAAACTATTCAAAGATGCATGTGCATTTCTAATATATATCTTACGACCATCTAATCCTTTGATGAAACCTTTCGCTGCTGTTTTTGTAACTCTCTCTCGAAGTCGTTTAAATGAAGGCTGATTAGCAAAGAANCGTTCTTTAAGTCTAGCTCCATCTTTCTTGCTTCCTCCAACCACTTGTCCAATCTTAGCATCTCCTGCTCCGTATAAGAGTGCATAGATGAAAGTTTTTGCCTGATCTCTTGATTGAAGTCCTGCAGTTCTTTGATTCCTCGTGTGGATATCTCCGTTAATAATTTCATTTGTAAATTCCTCGTCTTTCATGTAGTGTGCAAGCATCCTTAACTCCAAACCTGAAGCATCAATACCTACTAATTTATATCCTTTCTTTACAATCCAACAGGCTCTACATTCTTTACCATATGGACTCTTTAAAGATGGAACCTGTGCCATATTAGGCGCTCTGTGGCTCATCCTACCTGTGATTGTACCATTAGGTATCACAAAACCATGTACTCTGTTATCTTCTTCAACAGCCTTGATCCAGGATTCTATCTGTGCAATTCGTTTCTGTAGTAATAAGAACTCAGCGATGAGCTGTGCCTCTGGAATATCTTTGATACGACTAAGCATCTTCTCATCCACAACAGGCTGACCAGTAGGTGTAAACTTATAAGGTTTCCAACCAAAGTCTTGTAAGTATTCTCCTATCTGTTTGCGTGATCCTAAGTTAAAAGGTTCTTCGTGTGTACGAATGATCTTCTTCTCTCCTTTTGCAAACATATCTTGTTCTTCTAAAGAAAGATATACTCCTTTTCTTGTCTCAAGATTGAGGCCCAACTTAGACAGCGCACCTGTCTGTGTATGTTTAGGTACAATTTCTTCGCGTACTGTTTTAGGTTTGAATGTTTCATGTACTTCGTTTTCTACTTCTACCATTCGTTTGTATAGTTCAGCCAATAGTTTTTCAGACTTAGGTTTATTAAATTCAAAACCATTTACTTCCTGTTGTTTAATGATGTCTCCTACTGCATGTTCTAATTCAATAGATTCTTTAGAGAATCCTCTTGCCTCTCTACGTAACTGTTCAAGCACTAGCTTATTCACTTGGACATCTCTTACACAGTAGTCCATCATTTCTTTTGAATACTTACTGTAATCATCAAAGTCTATCTTAGGAAGATTAATAGATGGGTGGTAGCCCCACATATTTAGACTGTGTCCACCTTCTCTGATTGGATTAAGCAAACGAGAAAGTACTAAAGTATCTATAAGTTTCTTAGTTGTTAGATCAACATTGGTTAGTCTTTGAACAACAGGTACATCAAAGCCTATAATATTATGACCTATTAATGTATCTGCTGACTGAAGCAACTCAAGACCTGACTCTAGCTGGTGAGGAGCGAACTTATATAGTTGGCCAGAATCAGCATCTTGAGCGACAATGCACCAAATTTTGGTAGCATTTAAATCATCGGTTTCAATGTCGAATACTAATCTACGCATAATCATTGAACTCCAAATCGTTATCGTCACCTTCAAAATCTTCCAAAGGTTTTTCTTTTAATCTTCCTGTTTCTCTATCATAAACTAACTTAGCAGCCAGACCAACATCACCTGTGTATCTAGACTTTAATACTCGAAGCTGTGTAGTGTTAGCTTCTTCAGGATCATCTGCTTGTTGGTTTCTTTCTAAGGCTATGACACAATCACTGAGCTGTGCTATGGATTGTGATCCTCTCAAGTGACTGAGACTTACTTGGACTCCATTCTCGTGTCCTTTGTTGCCGTCTACTCGTCTAAGGTGAGACACAAGTATCATACCTGCACCTGTTTCTTCACATATAGATCTTAATCTAGTCATGATTGAATCGATTGCTCTACGTTCATCACCTTCTATGGTGGCTGATACTAACATGTGTAAGTGATCAACAACTATCCACTTACATCCACAACCAACAATCATATACCTTAACTTAGAAAAGATATCTTCGATAGAGTTAGCGCCAAAGTGTGCATGAATCCATACACGATTCTCGTTGTCTCCGTTGTAAAGTATATCGAAGTAGTTATCCAGTTCTTCTTTTGAAAATCTTTCCAACTCTTGATCAATGTACAATCTTGCGTTGGCTTCAATGGATAAGATACCACTGATGGTCCTGTTAGGATCTTCCTCAAGTGCAATGATACCCACATTATCTTCTGTGTTTTTAATGAGCCAGTGTTCTAACTCACGAGTGACTGAAGACTTACCCAAGCCTGTACCACCTGTAAAGGTGACAAGTTCTCCTTGTCTCAAGCCATATAATTTCTTGTTCAATCCTGCATAAGGATAAGGAACACTTGGTTTCTTTTCCCTGTTCATAAACTTATTCTTAAAGTCAGAGACATTGATTACACCTGATGGTGTATATGTCTTAGCTTCCCACCAAGATTGATTGTATGCGCTCTTAGCTCCTTCAATGAGCATGTCATTGGCATCTTTATAGCCATTAGGAATGCGCATGATCTTAGCTTTGTTAGGTGTAAGTAGTCTAGCTACCTTCTTTGCTGCTTCTTGACCTGCCTTGTCTCTATCAAAACATATTACAACAGTGTCAAAGCTTTCAACAAACTCTAAACTATTTTTAATATCTCTGACTGCACCTGCTGCACCTGTCTTGATGCTGACTACAGGCCATTTAGATCCTAGCATTTCGTATGCAGCTAGAGCATCGAACTCACCTTCAACGATGGTAAGATACTTGCCTTTGCTTTTGAATAACTGTTCACCAAACAAACCACTCTCAGAGATTTCACCTGTGATACGGAAATCTTTCTTAGTTCCAGGTGCTGTTTCTGTTTTAACTTTGGTCGCAGTTAGTTTGTTATCAGAGTAGTACGGAAAGACCTGTGATTTTATTACTGGCTTTCCTCTGACATCGTGACCATTGATTACTTTAACACCATACTTCCTTGCTGTTTTCTCAGCTATATTTCTATGGTCTATCTTAGAAAAGATACCATTTCTAGGTACTTCTAAAGCATAGTGTTGTTTGTCTTTTAGTTTTGTTACTGTTCCTTGTTGTTCCATTGGTCTGTCCTCACCTGTTTTATTATAGTAGTCTTGTATAAAAGTATTACAACTAAAACATTTAGCTGATCCATCTTCATTGACTGAACAAGCATCACTACTATTGCAAACAGGACAAGGCTTATGAAAATCTACAAATTCTGTATTCATCTTGTTTGCTCCCTCACTCATTTTGCCTACCACCTACCGAAGTTTCTCAGGAATCTCAGTTAATCGTTCTTCCAGTTAGGTACTTCTTACCTGTACTACATTAGTCCTCTTCAGGAGGAAAAGCATCTGTCTCTTCGATGTCAACTTCAGATTCTTCTGCACCTTCGTTGTTGACAAGCTCTACGATTCGACTGGAAAAGAAATTAATACTCGCTTGTATCTCTTCCAAATCAAGAGTCATGTTTGCTTTCTTTTGATTGAGTCTTTGAAGTCTACCAAAGATGGCTTGCCCTTCTTCAGGTAAATCATCTACGTTTAGTTGTACTCCATCAATCTCAATGTAAGGTTTTTGTTCTTCGTTCATTACTGACTCCTATTAAAATTCAATATCATCAGCGCCATCAAGAACATCAAACTCATCTTCACTTCCGTCACTGTATGGAACGTGATCAATGATTTGTATTGCTTGAAGGTCTAAACGATTAAAAGTTCCGAACTTATTCTCAACAGTCTTAGGTTGAAACTGAACTTTTATTTTAGAACCATTACCTATTGGTTGATCAAAAGGATTCTTAGCTGAATCCACAACACGTACTGGTGGATTAGTAGAACCATCTGGTCTTAGGTAATACTTTTTGAAAAACAACGCAGGTTGCTCGTCAATTTCTTTGATCTTATGACCATCAGCTTCATACTTAGCAGCAGTTTCTTTGTCTACTACTAGAGTACACTGATAGGTAGGTGGATCAAAGGTGTCGTTGGGTTTTGTTGCGCTCACCCAATAAGCGATTCCTTCTTCTATCATATAAGGTCCTCCATATTTTAAGAAGTTATTGTTGTTAAACATTAGGTGGATTATACAGGAAGCCAATCCCAATGTCAAGAACTAAATGAAATATAATAGAGAAAGTGTGAGGGTTTATGGAGTCACGAATGCCCTCACGCACTCGCCTGTTATAGAAACAGGTGTATCTAAGCGACCTGTGTATAGGTATAGTGTAGTATTGTATTGCTTATATTACACGACTCGTAGTGAGTATACACTTCTCATCATTTATATTTCTTCGTATCTAGTATTGTAAGGACAGATTTAAAATCTGTCAAGTTTTATTTGTTTCTTTGTGTGTAATCATAAAAGAATTTCTTTGGATGTTTCAAACCATCCACAATCTTTATTCTTTTAAGGCCATGCATCTTGAACTTAGCCTTCGTTAGCAGCTTGAAGTCTTTAAGATTGTCAAGACGAATCACCACTGACATATCCTTGAACTGCCTCAAGTATTCTCGTGCTTCTACAAGCCCTTTGAGTTTAAGATTCAAACCATTCCAGGTGTAATCAGTAGTGTTCATAAGGTCCACCATGCAGGCTTGGCTCTGCCTTGATCCCACTT